CTACGGGGCCATAATCACCGCAGGGTCCGCGCCGATTGCAGCGAGCACGGCAAGGCATGTCGGGTCGTTAAAATAGACGCTGTCCCGCGTTATCCAGCGCTGCTGCGTATAGGTATCCGCCGCCGCGAGCGCGGCCATCGCCGCGTCGAGTTTTCCGGCCGTGTGCAAGCGGTCGATGATGTAGCGCTTCGGCACGAGCCGAGGCTCGATCTGTTCGGTCGACTCAAAGGCCGCGATGATTCCGTATGCCGCGGACTTCTGAGCGTCGGTTGCCGCGCCGTCGAATGACACGGTCCACGTTGCTCGATCGTCTTCGGCGCCGATCGACACCCCGTGAATGGGGCATACGGCGGCAATCCTGATATGCAGTTCACAAGCGAGCGGCATCGTCCTAGCTCCAGATCTTCACGGTGAGGTTGGCGTAGCCATAACCATGCACCAGATTCGGCGTGACCCCATCCCCTTCCTCTATCGACGCGATGTAGTGATAGCCAAGCAGAGGACTGAAGCTGCTCCGCACGGCATGGCTGACGTATGCGTTCGTCGCGGTGCCGGTGCCGCCGACAAGGCTCCGCGCGGAGAATGTCGACGTCGAATCGAGCGCGAGTCCTTGAAGCGTATATCCGTTAGTTCCGCCGATCGTAACGCGGGTATTGAACGACGCATCGACCGCGTCCTCCTGCAGGCCACAGACAAAGCTGACACGCGATACAATGCCATTGTTTGATGCTCGGGGCACGCCCGTCGAGTAGGTCCAATTGGACGCAGCATCAGAAACGGTCATTACGCAAGGCCTGCGATTATAGGCATTCCAGATCCCGACCCACCCGGCCGTGCCTGACGCTCCGACAATGAAATCAAGTTGCGACGAACTGTTGCTGCGCGTCGTGCCGACATAGGTGCCGCGCGAAGCAGCAGGCCCGTTGGTAATCGCTGCGTTGTTGAGATAGATTCCACCGACCATCGTCAGAGCCGTCCCGGCCGATCGGGTCGTGTCGTTGGTCCAATCCGGCCCATGCGACAGGCGGAGCGTCCCAGCGTCGTGCCAGATAAACCAGTCGTTGACCTTCGACGCGCCGATGGCGGCAGGGCTTTTCGTCGTGTCGGTCGTGGCTGCCGAAAGCTCTGAAAACGCGGTCATGACCATCGATGCGCCGTCGTAAATCGGGATCTGATTGCCCAGATATGGCGTGTAGTAGATCGTCGTTTTTGCGGCTTGCGTCATCGACATCACGGGGACGCCGCTTTGCAGCGTCAGCCTACCCTGTGGAGGGGATAGAACTGAAAGATTTTTCCGCGCCGTCGCCTGATCGGCAGCAACAAAGAGCGCTTTGCCGACAGTCGTTGCGCCGAGATTGTCGAGGCCGATCCCTTTCTCGGTTGGCGAGAGAATCTGGATCGATGCGACCGACAATAGGTCTTTGTTGAACGTGTTAGCGATCGGCGTGCAGGTCAGAACGGCGCTGCCACTGAGGTTGATCGGCGCGTTGCCATTGGTCGAGGTTATCACTGCGCGCGCTGCAGTAGTCACGCCGTTGCCCAGCGTGAGGTATCCGTTCTCGCGATCGTTGCCGTCGACCAACTCATAGGGCGGATTGTCGCCATCGACGGCACCTGCGGCGGCGAATCCTTGCCACGTCGCAGGTACAGTGCCGAGGGTGATCTGGCCGCCTCCAGGCGTCGAGATCAGGTGGCGGACGTTGTCAAAGAGCTTCCTGGCCATCTCTATGAGCCTTTCAATCGAAGGTGAAAAGAGCGACGCGCGGACGGACGGGGAAGCGGCCCGCGGCGATCGCAATGACTTCCGGGGACGGCACAACGGCCGCACTACCCCGGACGGTGGCGGCCCGGCGCGCCATCTCACCCGTCTTGGGTCGAACAGTGACGTTCGGCACCACCACGCCGACGTCGACAGCCACCGTCCGCGAAGGCTGAAATGTCAGAATGAGCGTGGGCGATCGGCCGCACGCGCCGCGTCCGCAGGCCCGGTCTGACAGGAGAAGATAACGCTCTCCCGGCACGGCGGTGATGACCGCGTGCAGCGTACCGCCACGGACCGCAACGGTTTCCGCCGCGAAGTTGCCGGGGATGCCGGCTGCAACGTTGATCGACGGTTTCAGGACAAGGTTCGACGAGCCAATCGAGGCGTCGACCGACGCGCGGACCGGTCGAGGTCCGATCGCCACGGTGGCAGACCTCGCCGCAACCGAAACTCTGGCGGCGATCTGCGGTGATTGAAATGCCGTTCTGCCAGATGCGCTCGACGAGAGAAGAGCCTGCGGCGCGACGGCCGCAGCCGCAAGCCGTCCCGAGTCCGGCGCCAATGACACTACGATCGAAGCCGAGCTTCCTTGAAACGCAACGCGCCCGCTTGCGCTAGATGTGAGCAGGGCCTGAGGCGGAGCGCCGGCGATGGCTACACTTTCGGCCGCTGGTGCGAGATCAACCGCCGGACGCACACCGCTGCCCGGCGCAATGACGATCGCAACCGCTGGCGGCGTCAGGAAAAGCGATTCCCCGCCAACCGCCGAGCGGCCGCACGCACCGCGGCCGCAAGCAATGCGCCCGCACGCCATTTAGTTCGCTTCCTTGATCGACCACTCGGGCTTAACCGACGAAGCCGGTTGAGGCTCACCCTCGATCGACAACAGCAGCAAGTTCATTTCGCACGCCGCTTCTTGCACAGCCTGACAATCCGCGTGTATTGCCTCCCGAAGTGCCCGGATATTCGTTGCCGCTTTGACGTTCGGCCGATCCGCGCCCTCGGCCTCTGCGAGCTGCTTGGTGAGGTCCGCCGCTTCTTCAACGAGCGCCAGCCGACGCTGGTTGAGTTCCTCGCGCGCCTTGCGCACGACGGCCGCGGCGTTTGCCGCCGACGGGCCGTCGATCTGCTGCTTGATGTCCGCGATCGTCATACCAACGTCCCCTTGCCGGTGCGGAAGATTCCGTCCGTGCCGGGAGTGATGCCGAACTCCGAACCATCCGGGATGGTGATTGCGCTCCCGAAGTCAAAGCGGCCGACGACCTTGTCGCTCGCAGACGTATCCGAATAGATCACGATGTAGCGGAAAGGCCCGATCGCTCCGCCGGACGCGATCCACTTGAACTGCGCCGATGTGAACCGCCACTTGCCATCGGCTGTCGGATCGCTCCACACGACCGACGTCAGTGTGACACCGCCTGTCGCATAGCCGTTACCGTTGGCGATCTGAGTGATATCGGCCAGCACCTCGTTCGTGGCGAGATTCAGCGCCGTGTTGGTCAACACGGCCTTGAAGGTGTCGGTCTCCAGATTGATCCGGCCAGCGCCCTGATGCCCGATCGCTTTGTAGAAGTGGTCAAACTCGACTGCCATGGGAGTAGTCCTCGCTTAGGTGAAGATGCGGTCGGTGTAGAGCGTCACTGAAAGCCTGGTGAGCCCGGTGCAGGATTCGACAACGATGCGGAGTGCGTCGTCGTCATCGATCTCCGGCGCCCACCCGGTCAGCGTCGCGTCGACATAGTCGCGGCTGCTGATCAGCCTCGGCTTTGCCGCTCCGCAGATGCTGTCCGACGGCGCAGGAATCCCATCGACGAAGGCCCGCTTGCGGATATCCAGCACGAGCGAGCCGATCCCGTCGGCGCGCATCCGGATTCGCCGGATGATGCTGCGCACGCCGACTGCGATATCGAACGCGGAGCCGGCTGCGATCTCGCTCCCGCCAGCGTCGAAGACAATCGTCAGACTCGATTGCGTCGGAAACGGATAGAACACCGACCAGTCGGCAGCGCTGGAGCCGGGCGGAACGCCGGTGCTGGCGCGCTTGCTGACCCACAGCTTTCCCTGGTGCGGGACAACGGTGCGCGCGCTGTAGGCTGTCACGCTCGACCACGGGTCTGTGGCAAACGCAAAGTTGCCGTAGACGCCGACGAACTTCCAGACGCCGCCTTCCTTGTACCATTCTTTGCTGGTGCTCGACTGCCGCGCGAAATCGCCGTCGTCGCCCTTTCGTGGGTCTGGCGCATCCAGCCCGTCACGAACGTGGCGATAATATCCTTCCGAATTCAGCGCTTGCGAAATGGCGACAACGTCCCGCGCCACCTGCGGAGCGGCGAAGCTGTTGAGGCCGGTGTTGGTGATGATGTAGTCGCCGGAGACGACGTCGGCGGCCGGCCATGGCGCGGCCAGTGTCAGCGCGCTGTCGCTGTCGACCGAGGCGATCTCAACCGGATAGTGTCCGACAACCGTGAGCCGGTCCCACGCCTTTGCGCTCGACATCAGCAGCGGGCCGTCCGAGAAGGTGACGGCGGTCGAGCCGTGAGCGACGCTCACCTTGCCGATATTGTAGATCAGGTTATCAGCCATAGATTTTCGTCACTTGCTCGAGTTCGGCAGGCGTCGCTGCATTGCGGATCGCGGCGAGCACGGTCTGTCGTCGCATCTCGCGAGCAGCGACGGTCTCGGGTTTGGTCAGAATGTCGCTGGCGAGGTCCGCGACGGACACACCGCGCAATTCGGCTTCGACCAGCATCAGCTCGCTCAAATCTCCGGCCAGCGCCCGCGCTGCGAGATCGCGTTTTGCGGCATAGGCGGCGTCCTGATGCGCCATCGCAGCTGCCTCGGTGTTGAAGGAGCGATCAACGCGAGCCTTGGCGGCATCACGCAGCGCCGGCATCGGGTCGATCTGAAAAGTGAACACGGTCATGCGAATGCCTCGATCTCGGCGACATAGGTCCGGTACGGCCACAGCTCGATCGCGACGCGATAGACGCACGGCACCGGGATTGGGATCTCAAGTTCGGTCGCTCCGGGAGTATCCTGAAACAACAACATCCCGCCCGTGGTGATCGTCACCTTTCCGGCCTTCGGCACACCGATCAGCACGCCTCTGTCGCCGCCGCCGGCCTTGATCCTGGTCCGCACCGCGACGACCGGAAGCGTCGGGCGCTCGGTCAGCGCGCCGCCCGCAACGTCCACATACCAATCGTCAGGCGATAGCAGCATCGCGGTCGGGTCGACCGCGAACGACTGACCCAGGTCGCGGAGCTGCTGTTCATAGGCTGCGGTCGGCGCGAAAATCTTGTTCGCCTGCTTGATTTCCCCGATCTCGTTGTGGATCGCGTAAAGGGCCATCTGATCACCCGTAGTTCTTGAGAATGCAGTAGTTCACGATGGCGTCATTCTGCCACCGCTCGCCGATGTCCCTGCTGAAGTTGAGGCCCCACAATTCGCGGTTGCTCGTAATGACGGCGCCAAACCCAAGGCTGCCAGTGTGTATCGGTGTTTGTAGCGAGCCCGTGCCGCCATATCCCGATTGCTTTCCAGCGACGATGAACAGCGGATAGGTTCCGGACGGAGTTGTGATCAGCGCGCTGCTCTTTTCCGCCCATACTGGCGACCAATTATAGGCTCGCAGCGAAGGCACCGCGACATAACCGGTCCCCATCAACCGAAGCGGCTGGATGTCGGAGCTGAACAGCAGGTCGAACACGTCTGCGCTGGCCGCATCCTGCTCGACCGAGCCGATCTTCAACCCGGTCCCTCCACCCTGGAAGACCACGCCGCGGCTCATGTGAACGCCTTGTTGTAGACGGCATAGCAGGTCGGGCGTGTCGTATCGATCGTCATCGACGCGCCGTCGCCATTGATCGTCGCGCTGGATGGCGGATAGTAGATGAAGGACACGCCGCCGTCTTGATTGCTACTACTCTTCAGACCAGACGGCGACGGCCGGATCGCGCCTTCTAACCCGCCGGGGCCGAGGATGGTGTTGGCCAGCGGCTCGCGACTGAACAGAAGCACGTAAGGCGACCTAGACAGCCCAAGCGCGACCACTTGCGGTGAGGAGACCCATGCCAGCATGATCAGCTGCGATATCCGGCTCGACACATTCAGTCGCAACTGATCGTCGGCAGCATAATAGGCGTCGACGCCGGGCGGCGCCACAAAGAGCCCACAATCAGCATTGGCCCGCACGCCAGCGACAATGTTTCGATCGCTCATGGCGCCGGCACCGGAATTTTGAACACCACATAAATGACAGACCCACCCAACGGAAGGCCGGCGGTGAAGCGATTGCTGAAGATCGATGCGCCGATGCCGTATTGAGTGTCGCTGACATAATCATCGTAGACGATGTTGCCGGAGACCTTCCGTATCTCCACGAAGGGCGAGTAGCCGAGGTCCGGGAAATAGACGTCATCCCGGTATCCGACAGTCGAGTCCCCCAGCGTCGCGATGCCAATCGCGTGGACCTTCAAGATGTCGTCCCATTCAGAATCGAACGACATGCCTTCGTCAGGCCCGGTATAGGCGTCGAAGCCGATCAGCGACGTGCGCAGTCGCAACGTTCCGTCGGGCCAACGTCCAAGGACTGCGCTGCGATCCGTCACCGGTAGAACTCCAATCTGGATTCCGACCACACCGCGACCATCTTGCCGCTCGGCGAGGTCTGATAGCTGGAGTTGATGTAGGTCAGGTTGGCGATCCAGGCGGTCAGTGTCCCCGTGTTGAGGGCGGTGACATTGATCGAACCGTCGATGAACATATTGCCGGTGAATCCCCAGCTCGCGACGCCGTTGACGAACCCGGCCGACATGATCGGCGTCGGCGCTCCACCGTTCACGCCTGGTTGCTGCCATCCCCACTTGTCGGCCTGGATGACGAAGCCCGATGTTCCAGGCCCGCTGTTGTAGAGCTGCAGGCCGGCGACAGCGCCAGCGGCATTGGTCTTTACGGTCCAATTTGACGCGACATAACCGGTGACATTGGCGATCGCCGTCGAATTGGTTTCGACCGACGCACTGACCGCGCCGAGCGCAGCGCTTACCGTTGTCTTGTAGCTAGAAAATGAGCTGTTGAGGGTGGAGAGCGCATCGGCCTGAGCTTGGACGCTAGACCTCACCTCGCCGAACGCAGCCGATACGGTGAGCTGGTAGGAGGCCAGGGAGTGATCGAGGTCGGAGACGGTCCCCGCCAGCTCGGTGACCTGCGCGCGGCCGTCCGCCGTTTCCTGATGGAAAATCTCCTTGTCGAGCACGCCGCGCGCCGCGACCTGAGCGATCAACTCCAGCGAGCGTGCCTCGAACTCTTGAAACCCTTGCTTCAACTGGTTTTGAAGCGTCGTGATCTGATAGCGGATACCGGCGGATATATCCTCAGCCGTCAGCCGCACGTCCGGCGTCGTCACCGGGAGCCAGTCCGACGGGATGACGTCGCGCGGCGCGCTCGGGATCAGTCGGCCCTCGACCTCGTAGTCCGTCATCGGCAGCAGGCTCTGCGAGATGACGATCACGCCTTCAGCGTAGAAGGATGTCTGGTTGCTGTGGACGATGTCTTCGGTTTCGGCTTCGCGCACCCGGAACGACACGCCGGATATTCCCGGCAAGGTGCCGTCCCACGACAGACGGATGGCCGGCCGCCTTTCCAGCCCGCTCGCGTCGCGGATGGTGTAGGGCTCGGCGTGCCAGTCGAGGATCGCCTGCGGCGCCGGCCGCACGATCACGGTCGGCCCTGTGGTCACGCCCTGATAGTCGACGTTGTGATCCCACTGGTAGTCGCCCGGATCGACTTCGGTCACCGCCATGGTGACGTCGAGATTGGCGTGGTCGACCATCATGTCGACGCGGAACAGCTTGGCGTCGTAGCCGTTGCGCACGCTCGTCCATTGCCCGACGTCGCCGGGCTCGACCAGCCAGAACACCGGCGGAAACGCCAGCTCGTGCGTGCGGGCGCGTTGCGCCTCGTCGATCGCGCTCTTCTGCAGACGCTGGACCTGCGCGGGATACGGCACGAAGTCGAGCATAGGCGTCGCCATCAACCGCCGGCCGCCGGCGCTGACTTCCAAGTCAGGCCTATAATAGGCCGGCGCAGTCGCGACCGCCCAGTTCTGCGCAGGGTCGGGATGGCGCGCCTGGACGCCGTTGATTGTCTTGCCGAGCGTGAAGAACGGCCGGTGAGTATGTTCCTCGGTCGAGAGCAGGTCGCCGTCGGTCCAAGCGAAGGTCGGGCTGTCCGGCGCGCCGGCGCGATACTTATAGAAGCCGCCGATCTCCGATAGCCGGCCCTGGCAGGAGGCGTTGAGCTTCTCGATCACCGCGAGCGGCGGCTGGTCGACCGAGATCTGGCCGCCCGACCGATACAACGCCTCGACGCCGGATTCGCCCTGCACGGTGGCGCGGCATTTGTCGATCTGCGTTACCCAGTTCACGGCCGGCAGCCGCGCTGCGGTCATTTGTTGGAGGCCGTAGACCCATTCGCAATCGTAGCGGATGCCGCGCAGGATGTTGTAGACCTGCACCACCGGCAGATCGTCGCCGTCGCCGCCCCAGCTCGACGGATCACTCCAGCGCTGCGGTCCGACGCCGCCGGCCGAGGAGTCCCGCGACGGGTCGTAAAGCGCGATCCCGCCCGGCACGAATTTGTAGGTCGGGAAGCCCGCGAACAGCGTGTCCTCGACGAGCGCGGTGCAAATCACATAAGCGACGCCGAAGCCGACGCGGGTCGCTTCGTAGGGATAGTCCGCCGAGCCCACCCGGTTGACGAGATACGGATCGGCGGCAGTCTGGCGGCCGTCGTAGTATTTGACCCAGAGGTGATCCTTGCCGTCCTTCCTGTATTCGGCGAGCGGGACGCCGAACTCCGCGTGCGGCTCGCCGGTCAGCAGCGTGCACTGCTCGCCGTTGACCCACACTTCACGCAGCGGGCCGGACGGCAGATCCGCGAGCGAGATCACCTGGACGTGGTAGGCGTTCGGCGTCTCGCCGTCGTAGCCCCATTCATTCGCGTAGACCAGCGAGCCGCCGGTGACGCTGTAGCCGACGATGAAGCTGCGCGGCACATCGCCGGCGGCTTGCAATTGCCCCTGCGCCGAGAAATGACTCTCGGCCGATTGCGTCGCGGCGTCGTTTTTCTGCTTCAGAAGATACGAGATGCCGACCGTGGCCGCGAGCGTGCCCACCGCGACGAAGGCGGTGGCGAAGAACCCGGTGAGCCCGATGACGGAGGCGACTGCGCCGAAGAACGCCGTGAAAATCGCCATCTCAAAGCACCTTCAAGAAGTGCCGCTCGGCGACGCGATAGCCGCGACGCAGATACAGCTTCGCAACCAGCGGATCGTCGCCCATCCCGGCCATGCCGGCGAATTTGCAGCCGAGCTGCCGTGCCCAGGCCTCATAGGCGTCGAGCATCCGCGGCGCGGCGCTGCCGCCACGATGCGCCGGGTCGATCCACCACACCGTCTCGGACGCGAGCCATACCGGCCCGAAGCGATGCTCGTAGGCCGCCGCCATCAGCACGCCCTGCGCCTGGCCGTCGAGGTCGAGCGCCAGGCACAGCATCCGTGGTGCGGCGATATGCGTGCGAAACAGCCGGTCCGCATAGGATGCCACGAACGGCACCGCAAAACCGGTCGGCCCGTCTTCGCGATCGAATCCAGCGCCGACATGGGAGTCGAACAGCAGCTCGATCGCGCGCGGCAGATCGGCGATGGTGGCGCGGCGCAAGCTCTTCATCCGATGCCCCCACCGCCGGCGGTGACGCTGCGGGTCGAGCTACCGACCGCGCCGCTCGTGCGCCCCCAGAAATGCTGGCGGTCACCGACGTTCGCGACATCCTGATAGAATTTGTCGGTGGCGCCGCGTCGCCGCTGCGATGCGTCCGAGCGCGTGTCCGACGACGCACGGGTCAGTTCCTGAGTGTGCGAGGTGCAAATGATCTCGACCGGGCCGTCCTCGCCGGCCTTCGGCGTCGGAATCTTGATGTCGTCGATGAGGCCATAGAACCGGGATAACGCCGGCCCGGCCTGCTCACGGGTGGCGGGGTCGAACAGCCCGCGATGGATCTGCACGATGCCCTGCTTGCAATCGTAGCCGCGCAGCAGGTCGTTGACCCGGCCGGAGCATTGCGCGAGGTCGATCGTGATGGTCTGCACCGTGAGGTTCGACACCAGCGCGATGTCGGAGATCCGCACGAGCGTGAACGTGCCGACATAGCTGCGCGTCGCGATGCCGCCGGTGTCGGGGTCGATCACCTGCGCGGTGTAGTCGCCGACGTCGGACCACATCCCGTCATACACCGGCGAGCCGTCGCTATAGCGGCGCACCTGGAACCAGAGGAAGTCGCGGTCGACCAGGCTGCCGCTGCGCAGCGCGTTGTAGGCCTGCTCGGAAATGCTGCGGGTCATGGGATCTGCACCGCCGCGAACGACACCACGCATTGCGTGCCGTTGTACTGTTTGGGCGCGACCGACCCGGGCTTGAGGATGAACAGGCCGCGCGGCGCGCGCAGATTGATCGCGAGCCCGAGCGTCCAGCCCTGGCGCAGATGCGGCCGCACCTCGATCGTGGCGGCGCCGGCGCCATTGGCGGCGACGGTGTCGGACGAGACGCGATGCAGCGCGCGGCGGCCGCCCGCGAAGTCGAACGACAAATAGTCGCCCTTGGCGATCAGCTGTCCGGCCGCGAGACCAGTGAGCCCGATCACCTTGTTCGACGCGACCGATGCCAGCACGCCGTCGAGCGCCGAACCGTCGGCGTGGTAGCGCGGCGCGGGCCTGCGCAGGTCATAGGCCTCGAACGGATTGATAACACCGTCGAGCGTGCCGAGATCGGCTTCGAGTTCGAGCGCGCGCGCATTCGGCAACGGCTCGGTGACGAAGCTCGCTTGCCAGATCGCCGGCCCGAGATCCTTGCCGATCGCGATGCCGCTCGCCATCCGGCTCAACTCCTGCTGCTGCACCAGCACCAGCGGATCGCCGGAGAAGCCGATGCCGTCGAGCATGCCGATGCGGGGGAAACTGATCATCATCGCATCTTCCACTGCGCACGCCCGGTGTTGCTCGCACTGGCGACGTGGTCGACGAATTGCGGGCTCTTGAAGGCGCGGTTGATGCCGTCCGCCGCCGTCGTCTGCGCGACGTTCTTGACAAAGGCTTTGAGATTGCCGCCGTCGTCGACATCGACGCCGACGGTGATATGCAGGCTCTGCTGCGCGCCGGCAGTACTCGACGGGAGGTCCGGCGCGGCAACGCTCGGCAGCCGCGCGATATTGCCGAGGCTGTCGAGCGAGCCGCCATCGGCGAAGCCCGGCAGATAGGGCTTCGACACGTGATGCGGAAAAACCGTCACGCCGCCGGCGTGCACCTTGATCAGCTCCGCGCCTTCCTCGCCGACCACGCCCCAGCCGGGACCGAAAGTGCCGCCGGCCGCCGCCTTGAAGGTCGGCCCATAGCCGCCGATGCCGTCGGTCGCGAAACTCGCGCTGCCGCTGCCGCCGAGCAGCGACGACAGCCATCCGCCGCTGCTGCCGCCGCCGCCGGTGAATGCGCCGAACAGGCCGGACACCAGATTGTCGAGCTGCGTACTCGCAATCTTGTCGGCGATCCGGCCGATCGCGTTGACGCCGGCATTGCCGAGCGCTTCCATCGCCGGAATGCCCTGCTGGATCTGGCTGCGGAAATCCGCGAACGCGCCCCTGCTGACGTCGAGCGTGGTGCTCTTCAGCTGCTGCATGGTTTGGTTGAACTTCAGCGCAGATCCGGCGCCGCTGTCGAGCGCGGCCGAGACGTCGTTGCCATAGGCGGTGCGCAGCTGCTCGGCGATCGCCGCGTCGTCGGCCGACAGCCCCAGAGTGCTGCGCTGGAAAGCGATGTCCGACTGCACCCGGGCCAGCGCCAGCTTCTGCGCGGCGTCGCCGGCGCGGTCGCCGATCTGTTTGATGCGGTCGGCATATTTCTCCGCCGTCCCGCCGCCGGCCTGCTGCGCCGCCTCGGTGAGCACCGCCTCGATCCGCAGCTTCGCGATCGCGCCGGCCGACTTGCCGGTGGCCGCGGCCTCGGCCTCCGCGCTCGCCGCCTGTCGGTCCATCGACTTCGCGAGCCGCTCGAACTGACCCGCGGAGTCCTGGACATCGCGATCGAGACCTAACCGTTGGCGATCTTTCGGGGTATCCTTTCCTTCGAGGACAGATTGAGACGATTTATTGTCGAGTAGCGATTTCGCGGTTTTAGTCGCGTCCTCGATCTTCTTGACCAGATCGTTAGCTGCCTTTTGCAGCGATGGATCGAGCAGTCCGATCCGCACCACCTCGTCGACAAATGCCTTAACGTCAGGCGTGCCTTGCTTGAACCCGTCGTTGAGCTTGAAGATTGCATCCTCGAACGGCAGCAATTCTTCGCGGACCTCCCGGGTCTTGCTGAGGACGTCGGCGATGCCGCCGAACGTAGTGACACCGCCGATGAACGAGCCGACCTGCGACTGCAACGTCTTCTGCAGATCGACCTGGCTCTGTCGAGACTGCAACAGAGTTAGCTCTTTACTCTGCTCGTAGAAATCACCAGCCGCCGTCTTGGCGTTCTGATACGCGCGCCTCACGACATTGATGAGGCGCGCTTGCTCTGTGAGCTGGCGATCGATCTCGCGGCTGCTACGCGCCGAAAGCTCGTTGTAGGCCGAGAGCGCCGCGGTCGCGAGGCCGATCGCTCCGGTCAGAAAACCGACGACGCCGACCGATCGTGACAGAGCGCCCAGGCTTGCCGCCAAGCTGCTCGCGCTGCTGGCGTTGATCGCCAACGCATCGCTGGAGCCTTTGGCCTTCGCCGCCAGCTCGCCGAACTTCGAAAGCAGCGTCGTCGTCGACGAAATCAGATTGTCGTTCGCCGCGCCGGCGGCTTCCGCGCCACCCTTCATCCCGCCGGCCGCGCCGCTGGCCTTTTTGAAACCTTCTTCAAGGCCCTTTGACGCCTCGGTCGCGGTCTTGCCGAGGTCGGTCACCGCACGCTGCGCGTCGGTCGCGGCTTCCACCGCTCCCTTGCTGTCGCCATCGATGACCAGAGAGACCCGCATCGTCAGGAACTACTTTCGTTCAGCGCCGCGCAGGCCGCGGCTTCCATGATGCGGAGGCCGCGCCACAACTCCGGCGTGACCGCGATCGCTTCGGCGTCCAGCCCGGCTCGCACCGCGCCGTAGTCGAGCGCGACATAGACCAGGCGCAGCGGCGCGATTGCCGCGCCGCCCATCATCGCAAAGCCGCCGCCGCCGATCGCAGCCACCCGCCATTGCGACGCCACCGCCAGAAAGGCGCGGACCGTCTCCGCGTGCTGCAGCCAGACGCCCGCATAGTCGGTCTCGGCCGGCGCCGGCGCGCGCAGCGCGGCCGCAAGCTCGGCGATCGACGCCTCGTCCATGCCGAAGCCGCGCGCATCGGCGAGCGCCTTCGCATCGTCGCGGGCCGCTTGGTCCAGGGACGCCGGCTGCGCGCCGCGCGCCCATTGCCGGGCGGCCCATGTCAGTTTCCCTCACGGACCTTGGTGACGGCGTCGAAATAGTGCCGCAGCAACGCAAGGCGCACATTGGCCATCCGCAGCAGCTTCTCGCGCAGCTCCAGCGTGCAGGCGACGGGCTGCCCGGTGGAGTCGGTCAGTCCGTCGATCTTGCGGATCAGCGTGGACAGGAATGACGACGTGCCATCCGTACTCTTGAGATCGAATTGTTCTACCTCGGCCGTATCGAGATAGTTGTAGGTCACCAGCAGCGTCTCTTCGGCATGGCCGCTGTCGACAGGCATCATCACCGTGACGGTGTGGGTGAAGGTCGGGTTTGAAACAATCTTGAACATCGGCGTCCCTTTACGTGAGCGTGAGCGAGAACTGGTCGTCGCCGGCATCGCTCGGCAGCGGTGTGAGATTGAGCGGGCGTTCGGCGACGCCCTGATTGTTGGTGGCGGCGCCCGGCCGCTTCAGCTGGCAGCTCGGCGCGGCGATGGTGACGATGTTGCCGGGCGTGGTGCCGTGCACGATCTCGGCCGGCATCCGCGTCTGCGCCTCGGCGAGCGCGAACGGATCGAAGTCGGTGAGCGGCGTCACCTCGACGGTCAGGTCGAGCGTCTCGGCGCGATCGGAGATGATCACCTTCTCGGTGTTGACCAGGAATCGCTGCTCGACCTTGTTGCCGAGCTTCAGGCTCCAGCTGCGCAGCGCGAGTTCGACGCTGTTGAGGTTGAAGGTCGGCGTGTTGGCGGCGGCGGCGATCTTCGGCTTCGCGAAGCCTGTCAGCGTCGGGACCGGGCGACTGACCTCGGAGGGCGCGACCCAGAGCCCCGTATAGGTCCAGCGAATTCGCGGGATGCCCTGGGCGTCGATGCCGATGGTGGCGTCGCCGCGCGCGCCCTTCAGCGCGTGCAGCGTGTTGCCGAGCCAGAACTTGATGTAGAGGCTTTCCATATCCTCGCTGATCGGCGAATACGTCACCGACGTGTTGGCGACAATCACTTCGGCGCAGCCCGCGCCGCGCATCAGAGGTCCCCAGCCGGGCGCGACGCCGGCCGTGCCGGATCCGGCCAGCTCGGTCGACAGCTCGATCACCGTGTGCAGCCCGGCCGGGACCGTGGCTTCGCCCGACAGATAATTGCGGATCAGGCCGCGCGGGACATCCTGTCCTTCCATCGGCCGCAGCGCGATATCGGTTGCAAGGATGGCATTCGCCGCGCCGGTCAGCGTCGGGTCGACCGCATAGGCGGATTCGAGTTTCGCCAGCAGCACCATCTTCCGGAAGAAGACCTGGTCGAACATCGTTACTTCTCCATCCGGGATTTGCGCGCCGGCTTGGTGTCGGCGGGCGGTTCGTTCGCGGGCGTGGTGGCGATCGCGACTTCGTCGGCCAATCTGGTCAGTGAGCCATCGGGGTCGCGGCGATAGCTGCCGCCTTTGTGAGGGTGTTTCATCGGGCGATCCTCAGTTGATCGGTGAGCGCAAATTCGAGCTGATAGACGACGAGGCCGGAGGTGACCGAAACGAGCCGGCCGCGCACGAACATCAGCACGCCGACCGCGTCCTCTGGCCCCCAGCCGGCGAGCGCGTCGATCACCGCATCGGTCAGCGTGTCGATCGTCGGCAGCGCCTTGCGCGCCTTCGCATCGCCCAGCGCCTTGACACAGAGGATCACGCCGACGGTCTCGCCGACGATCTGGGTATGCAGCCCGGCGGCCGACGCGCCGGAGCCGCCGCGATCGTCGAGGCCGAGCGGGATCACGAAGGCCGAGACCTCGCGCTGCGGCGGCGCGCCCGCATTGGTCAGCGCCGCCAGCTCGGCGACATAGTCGAGCTTGCCGGCGAGGTCCTGCACCTCGATCTCGAGCCGTTCCTTGACGTCCACGATCAGACTCATGCCGGAGCGCCTCCCTGTTCGCCGGCGACCCATTGCTCGGCGATCGACAGGATCTCGCGCTCGTCGTCATCGTCGAGGCCGAGGAACGGCCGCGCCGGCATCGTGATCGTGTGCGCGCCGATCGCCGCCTTCTGCGCGCGATCGGCCTTGCCGGGCTTGGCGAAGCGCGACTGGCCGGTCTTTTTGTTGGTCTTGAAATGCAGCACCGCGGTGCGGGCAGCCTGCTGGATCAGGCCGCCGAACTGATGGATCGCCGCATAGACGACGTTGGTGCCGATCTGCACGCTGTCGCTGTCGGCCTGATAGGTGATCGAGCGCATCAGCCGCGCGGTGAGCCGCAGCGTGATGCCGCCATGCTGCTTGACGCGCAGCGACGGCGGCCACAGCGAGCCGTCCGGCGCCTTCGAGGTCTCGAACCGGTGCATCGTCGAGGTCTGCACCGACGCGCCGATGTTTTCGAACAGCCCGCGCTTATCGCCCGCGCGCGCGATGTAACCAGCGAGCGGCGCCAGCGCGTCATCGGCGTCTTTCAGCGAAACCGCGATCAGCGCGCCGGTCATCAGATGTAGCCCTTGAGACTGTCGGCGGTGAGCGGCCGTTCGCGATCGGTGAACCGGACGCCGGTGGAGCCGGACGATTCCGGCTCGACGCCCGCGATATCGAGCCGGATCGAGCCACCGGCGATCAGCAGCAGCTTCTTCTCGGCGTCGACATAGTCCTGCCGAATCTTCTCGGACACCGCGTCGCGGTGCAGCTTGTAGCCCGCGATCGCGATCGCGATGTCGCGCAGCAGCGGCGGCGTCGTCGGCAGCGGCAGCGCATAGCGGCCCTTGAGATAGCCGTCGATCGCCGCGTCCGCGTCGGCCAGCGCACGCGCGATCACCGCGGCGTCGATCGCGCCGGTCGCGACCTCGGCGCGGTCGGTGAGATCGACCAGCATCGGCGCACCGAAGCGGTCGACCAGGTCAGATTGCGACGCGTAGGTCATCGCGGCGATCCGAGTTCCCGACTAAAGATATCGCCTGCGCGTTCGCCGCGGATGACCCCGTTCAGCGGGTAGCTGCTCAACGGCGTCACCGTTCCATCCGGGTGTTCGACGACGGCGCGCGGTTCAAGCTGCGGCCTGGGCCGCAGCTGATCGAGCAGCGCGTCGAAAAAGCCGAGCACGCCACTGAAGGCTTTCTGATCCTCGACTTGGTCGGCGCCGAACGCGGCGAGCTGCTCGACGATCGAGCGCAGGCTGCAGCCGCAGGTAAACGCGTCGCGGCCCGCGCGATAGGATTCGTCGTCGATCTTGAAAGGCGGTTGTTTGGCCATGTCGGCACCCCTCGGTTGATCCGGAGACTCCTGCCGCGGCGGACGAGCGCCGCGGCAGGAAGGGGCCGCGCGAGGCGACCGATCGTGCGAGCCGCGGTCAGGACGCTTGCGGCGCGCAGGATTCAAAGTTGGTTGCGGGAGGTGGATTCGAACCACCGACCTGCGGGTTATGAGCCCGCCGCGCTACCGGGCTGCGCTATCCCGCCGTGTCGTTTGCCTTGGTGACGATCAGTTCCGGATCGCTGAGGATCGCCTCAAGCTCTCCGGGCCCGTGCAGATTTTCGAGAAAGATCAGCGTCGGCTCGCGGGTGAAGGCGAAGCCGGCGCGGCGCCGGCCGCGTTCGGACTTCGACTTGACCCAGATGGCGGGCGGGCCGAACTCGGCGCCGGCCTTCGCCGCCGCTTTGGTCACAAGCACTCCGGCGGTCTGATCGCCAATCGTGGTAACAACCGCATGGGTGGAACCATCCGCCGCCGCTTCGGCGGCGATCCGATCGGCGTCGGCCTGCAGCTTGGCATCCGCCTCGGCCTGCGCGGCGGCGATCCGCGCGGCCTCCGCTTGCGCGGCGGCTTGGGCCTGCGCCTCGGCCGCGAGCCGATCGGCTTCGGCCTTGGCGGCCGCGTCGGCGACGGCGTCTGCTTTCGGTTTCTTCGCCATCGCCGACCTCACGCCAGCCACGGCACGACGAGCAGCTCGGCGGTGCCTTTCCACGGGTTGCTCTCGCCGCCCGAAGCGTATTCGGAGACAATCAGCTTCTGGCCATTTTCGCGCAGCGACGGCGGCACCACGAGGGTGAAGTTGGACAGGCCGAGCGGCCGGTCGAAATCGCCCTTCATGCCTTCGAGCGCGGACAGCGCCGCCTTGTAGTGCGTGGCGTCGAGCGTCTGTTTCGAGCCCCAGGCGAGCTGCCACAGGCCGAAGCCGACATTGCCACGGGCGTCGGCGCCGTACTGGAACTCCTTGTTGTTGAACACACTGTCGTCGTCGAGCTTGTCGCGCGAGACGAACTGCCAGTCCTTACGCTTCTGGAAGATCACCGGCTTGATCGCGCGATTGAGGCACAGCAGGAACCACGGTGTGCCGGAGCCGCCGTCGGTGTTGGCGACCGACTGCGGCGCGCCGCCGGCGTCGAGCACCGGATGGTCGGCGTCGAAGAAATACTGACCGTCGTAGCAGGCCGTGGTGAAGCCGGCCTTGAGCAGCGAGAACACCAACTGGTCGGTGTGCGAGCCGGTCGACAGGCCCATCTCGGTGAACAGCGGCGCGTACATGCCGAGATTGTCGTCGTCGATGTCGTCGCGATCGACGCCGATCGTCAGCTCCCACGACTTGTTCTTGATCGCGTAGTCGTATTCCGAGATGTTCTGCACGACGCGCGGGCCGATCCATTCGCGGACGCTCGGGATCTTGCCGAGCCAGCCGTACTTCTCCTCGCGGACGCTGGACGGCACCACGGTGGCGACGCGCGGGTACATCGACGGCGCCTGGCCGAGGCCCGCCTGGAAAGTCGTCTGGAAGCCGACCCGGAGCGAATTGAGGTTGGCGCGATTGATCAGCATGGCTTGCGTTCCTTGAGGCGTTGCGTTGCGGGGGCGCTTAGTCGGTCTCGATCTCGAACACCGCGTTCGCCGCGCTGGCGGTGGCGTTGCTGCCGCCGACGGTGAGCGAGAGTTCGTCGCCGACTGCGGTGACGTTGGCGGCGGTCGGCGTCGCCGAGTCCTTGTCGCCCGCGGCCGAACCGGATTGCGCGATGGTGATGACGCCGCCGGTGATCGCCGCGCCGTTGATCTTGGCGGTCAGCGTGGCGTCGCCGGTGGTCAGCACGCCTTCGGTAATCGACCAGACCTTGACGACGCGGCCGACGACCGGCGCAAGCGTGCGATAGACGCCGGTGCCGACCAGGGTTGCGACGCGCAGTGGCACGAACACCCGGCGATTGGCCAGATAGGCGGCGAGACCGTCCTCGTCGAAACACACCACGACGCCGAGGCTGTCGACGCCGGCGACGACGCCGGCGACCGAACGCGTATTCGCGCCGCTGGTCTTTGCGACGGTCTGATCGTCGACCGCGTAGCAGAACTTGCCGATCTCGGCCCGCGTGATTTCGTCGGTCGATCCGGAGTTGGCGAAGCGGAACGCGCCGCCGCGATACTTGATCACCTGATCGCCGGCGCTGCCGGCGGAGTTGTCGACGAACTCTTCGGCGCGGCCGACGCCGCGCAGACCGAGCGCGGTCTGCCCCTTGGTGATGTACCCGGCAGCATCGCGCATCACTAGCGAGCCGGCGAAGATCTTCACCGCGGCGGCGGCCCCCACGCGGAGGTCGCCTTCGAACCGGGGCGTATTGCGGTCGGCGGTTAGTGCCGTCATGTTCGTCTTCTCCTGGTGCTACGATCAGCACAACGTTCGACTTCGAAAACGTGCGGCGCTCTACCGGGCTGAGCTACCAGCTTGCGCTGGGCTGGATTTGAACCAGCGACCTCCGCTTGTGTGGCGCTCTACCGAACTGAGCTACCGGCTACGCCGAGCCGGACTTGAACCGGCGACCTCCACGATCTGAGCCGCAGATCAGCCCGCCTGTTCGGCGGCGAGCGTCCTGGCGTAGTCCTCGGGCTTGATGCCGAGGATTTTCGCGACGTTGAGCTGCTCGGCGTTGAGCGACACCTTGCCGTCGGCGGCGGGCGCCGTCTGCAGCGCGCCGGACGCGCCGATACGCGGAAACGAGTTGATCTCCTTCTCGACACCGGCCGGATCGGCGGCGTGACGGGCGATGTAGTGATCGCGCAGCGGCTTGACGCCGACGACGCCGTCGCGGATCGCGCGGTCGACGAAGGCGGTGGCCGCATCCGTCGACTTGTCAGCGCGCAGCGCGTTGAGCTGGGTGGTGACGTCCCTGAGTTCGCTCTGCAGCGCCACGATGGCGCTGCCGTCGATCCGGTCGGTGGCAAACGTCTTGACCTTGGTGACGATCGTCGCCGCGTCCGCATTGGCGGCGAGCCCGATCGCGGTGGCGATCGGCGACAACGCCGCGTTCAGCGCGGTCGCATCGCCGCCTTTCAGGTCCTTGATCTTGGCGATCACCGCGGCCTCATCGGCGGTGTCGTCGAGGCCGAGCAGCGCGCGCAACTGAGCAAGGAGGTCCATGGTATTCTCCACTTGGTGAAGCGCGGCCATGCCGCGCAGGTTCGGCGTATTGGTCAGCGACGCGCGCAGCAGCGTGAGCACGTTGCCGGCCGCGTCGTGCGTGAACACCGGCGAGATGAAGCGGTAGGCCTTGTCGGCCATCAGCGCGGCGCCGGAGGGATTCCACTCGACGCGGCCCCAGATGCCACCGTCACGAGATGCGACATCGACGATCCAGCCGCGCGCCGGCGCCGGCTCGCCCTTCGGCGCGGCGAGATCGGTAGAGTGGCTTTCGTCGAGCACGAGCCGACCGCCGGCGACGGCGACGCTCTGCGCCGCCAGCGTCGCCGGGCTGGCGACGCGATACGGGCCGCGGCCGTCGACGGTGCCGATCAGGCCGCCGTCGCCGGCGGGGATCAGCATGATCCACTCCGGCGCGGAGCCATCGGCATTCAGCGCGATCGGCTGCCCGACGCCGCGCGCCACATTCAAAACTGGATTTGCTTGTCCCGACATGCAGCCACACTGGCGGCGCAAACCGGGATCGGTAAGACTGACATCTGTCAGAGCCGCGGGCGGGCCGGACGGGGGCCAAATCGACGGCGGCGGCAGGCGCCCGCGCGAAGCACGGGCCGACCGCCGCCGATCCTACCCGATTTTGGCGAAAAACAACCCCCATCCGGCTCCGGCCGGGAATCGCAGGGTGTCAGCCGGTCCGGATAGGCCCGCGCCGGGGCTCAGGAGCTTTAATTTAATCTTTAAAAAATTCCCGCTCCCTTCGCAGGGTCCAGGGGCCGGAACGCGCCCCAGCGCCCGCCGGGCCGGAAACCTGTCAGGGTCCGTCACGGACGGGGCTGCTCGTCACTCGGAATTGGGTTGTCCGCGGCGCTTCAGCGTCACTTCGGATGGAGCAAGAACAACCGGATCTGGGGGGCAGCCATTCCGGTTGACGAAATCGTACCGGACCACGATGACCGGCCTTTCGAGATCGTGCCGGACCAGCGTCACCTTGCGAACGCCCGTATCAGCCCCAGCCGGAAATGCCGACCTGCAAATCTTGATCTCGGCTTCGGACGCTAGATCGTCGCGGCTACAGGAACCGAGCGGCCGCCAGACCAGTGCGGCCCCTTTCTCGAAATGCAGGATCGCGTCCGCGCCTACCTCCGGGCGCGAATACGAGGCCGACAGACCGCCGACGATCGGGTCGAGAGATCTATCCGCATCCGCGACCGACTTGAACTCCGCGATCGCGATCACTCTGCAAACCTCACCGCGACCGTTCTCCGCAACGAGGTAGTGGGTGAAAGGCGCAGCAGGAGCCGGCGCGGCGCGCAGTACGACGAAGCGCTGCTCGCGCTTCAGGATGTCGAGGCCGGATACCTGTTGATCCATCGCAAGACCGAACGGCTTCTCAGCGCTCGCATGCGCCGCCGTGGCGAGCAACGCCGCAGAGATTGCGCCTACAAACTTCGACCAGTCCATCTCACCCTCCCGAAAATGCGGAAGTCGCCGTTACTATCAACCGGCGCGTCGTTCGGAAATAGATCGCGATTATCGGAACGCATCATCACGACGCCACTGCTGTTCCGCAAGAGCCGCTTCACGAAGGTCTCACCGCCGTTCGAAAACACATAGATGCGTCCGTCAGCCACGGCGGTATCGGAAACATCGACGACCATCATGTCGCCGTCGTCGATCGTGGGCCACATGCTCAGCCCGCTCGACTCCATCAATCGTGCATTCGCCGCCTTGACGCCGATGTGATCGAGGATCGCGCGCGGAAATCGAACGTAGTGCGACGACTCGTCGATCGTCAGCGCGCCGTGTCCGGCGCTGACCTTGAAGGCGAGCTTTTGCAGCGGCACGTCGCCGTCCGGGGCAAGCAATTCGTCTGTCGTCCCAGAGGTCACCGGCGGCATCCGGTCGACAGCCTGGCCGTCGGCCAGCCAAGAGGCCGGCAGCTTTGCGTGAGCCGCCAGCGCCGCAAGCACCTGGTCGGGAATCTTCGGCGCTTTCGGATCGTCGGTGTCCGCCGACTCGTAGCGATCGATCTGTTTTCCGCTCCTCTGCAAGGCGCTTTCACGAAGTTCCTTCGGGATCAGCCGAAGAGCCACCGCGAATCGGTTGCCGATCGTCAGTGCGCTCCAGTCCGGCAACTCCCCGCCGAGCGGAACATCCCTCAAATCGTCGAGCCGGGCCTTCACGTCGGTATATTTTAGACGTCGCGACGTGTTTTTACGCAGATTTCCCCCTCTGTGATCCGATCCCTCGCCGTTGTGGGGTTGATTTTTAGACATTTGCGGGTATCTTGGTCTCGTTCGTGACACAGATGACCAGAAAAAATAGCCGTCCTTGCCGGGGCGACTACTCTCTCGGGACACCATGACCTCTTCCGGTTGGCATCGCGCAGACATTGTAGCGGCTTTTCGCAAGCGCGGCACCTCGCTCGCGGAAGTCGCGCGCAAACATGAACTCTGCGACTCAGCTCTGCGCGCCGCTCTGACCCGACCGCGCTCCCCTTCGAACAGGATCATCGCCAATTTCCTCGAAGTCCCCCTGCATGTATTGTGGCCCCGCTGGTTCGACCGCACCGGGAACCTGATCGCACGGGACGCTAGGCCGGACCGCCAGAAGGCGTCGAGTCAGAAACGCAGCCGAAAACTGAATCGGGTGCGGGCATGACCCGCCGCCGCAACAGCGTCGACCTGCTGCCGCCGCGGGCGGATGCGATCCGGGCGTGGGCGATCGAGGCGCTGCAATCGGGCCGCTTCAGCCAGCTCGACGTCTGGAACAGGCTCAACCGCGAACTGGCACAGCTTGGCCTGCGCGAAATCTCTCATTCGGCATTCGGCCGCTGGGCGAAGGACGGCCTCGAATACGGCTTCGCCGCCGTCCGCACGCCGTCGGCGCCGGCAGGACGCTGCTGCCCGACCTGCGGCCAGCCGCTCGCAACGCGGGTGTTGTCATGACCGACGTGGCAACTCCTCCCGAAACTTTTGCCGTTGCGCGGATGATCGGCGGCCAGCCGCGGTTCTTCGTCGGCTTCAGCGACGCCGTATCGCCGCTCGGGCTCGCATCGCCGCTGATCACGGCGGAGCCGGACAAGGCCCGCGCTTATGACAGCCGCGCCGTCGCCGAGTTGATGGTCGACTTTCTGGATTTTCTCGACAGCGCCGGCGCGGGCACCCGCCGCCGGAACTGGATCGTGATGCCGCTGCCGGAGGAATGGCTGTGAGCCGCCGCCCCGACAGCGAGCCCGCGACCTCCGAGCTTTTCGCGGAGTATCAGCCGCGGCCGGTGGTCGAGCGATTTTCGCCCGAGCGCGTGCGGGCGTCGAGCGCCGCTGCGCGGATCAAACAGGCTTTGAAAGAGACGATGCGCGAGTCTGGCCGGTCGCGCGAGACCATCGCTGCGGAGATCAGCGCCTATCTCGGCGAGCGCGTCTCACCACAGATCCTCGATCAGTACACCTCGGGCGCGAATGAAAATTCCAACATCCCGGCGCACCGCCTGGTCGCGCTGTTCGCCGTCACCGGCGACATCCGCCTGATCAACGCGCTGCTCGCAGACACCGACGCGATCGCGGTCTCGCGCAAACACGAGGCGCTGATCCGGCGCGAGGTCGCGAAGGAACTGCGCGAACGCCTCAATCAAGAGATCGAATCCGCTGATGCGGAATGGAGGGCTGGACGATGACCAAAACCTTCTGCTGGCCAGATGGCCAGATCGAGTTCGGAGAAGAAGTTCCGTCGCCATCGATCGCCATCGTGATCGCGACAGGCCCGGAGAAGACTTTGCGACGTTTCATTTCCGGTGTCGCAGAGCATCACGCTGTTAGCAACAAACTCCAAGCAACACGTAGCAAGACAACGCCTTACGTGCCAGGCGTCCTGGCTGCTCGGCTAGCCCGTCAGCCACAACACGTCGCAGCACTTGCACTGCGTGGCTGGGTCATCCGCATTTCGAGTGCCGCCCCCGAAGAAGTCTCCGTAGTTACTGACGTCGATACCGAGCGCTGGCTTCTGCCCCGCTACGTCTGGCCCGCGCCTGCGGTACTCAACTCTGGAGCCGCCCGATGAACGCCGCATCCACCTTCGTCCCCTGGGGATTTCTGGAACGCTGCAGCGCGTTCGGCGCCGAGATCATCGTCGCTGCCGATGGCCGGCAGATCGGCGTGCTCTACAGCAACGCGATCAATCCGCAAGCGAAGCAGGATCACAAGCTCGCGGTCGCCGCGCCGGAGCTTCGAGCCGCGCTCACCGAACTCACCGCGGCCTTCGACGACGCACTGTCGGCAACCGACGTCGCGGGCGCGATGTATTCGGCGCGCGTCAACGCGGCGCGCGAGGCCGCCGAAGCCGCGCTCGCCGCAACTCGCATCGTGGAGCCGCGCCGATGACCGATGCAGCTCCGAAGATCCGCGCCGCCAACATCCCGCCGGTTGTCCGCATCGTCAGGCTTCGCACGCGGCTGCAGCTCAGCGCCAACAAGCTCGAAGCGATTGCCGTGGCGGTCGCGGCGGCGGGACTCGCTTGCCTCGCCGACGAACTCGAACAGGAAGCCGCCGCCATGCATCGCGCAGCACGCGCGAGCTGACGGATCATTTTGGGGCACGCCGTGAAGGACTATCTCTCAGCCGCCGAAATCGCAGCGCTCGCGCTGCCCGGCCTGCCGGCGACGAAGCGCGGTGTCGCCTTCGCGGCCGAGCGCGCCGGCTGGGCGGCGCGTGAGCGCAACGGCAAGGGCGGCGGCGTCGAATACGCGGTCGCCGCGCTGCCGCCCGAAGCCCGCGTCGCCTATCTCGGCCACCACGTCGACGATATCGAACTACCCGTCTCACTGGCGCGCGAAGCCGCCGCCGAGCCCGAAGCCGCGACCCTCGGCGCGCCGGCCGCCGAGGCGCGCGATGCGCGGCTCGCGGTGCTGGCGCTGTCGGATTCGATCGCCACTCAGGCCGGCATCGGCCGCAAGCGCGCCGACGCCTATTTCTGCGATTGCTACAATGCCGGCCAGGTCGACGTCGCCGGCTGGATCAAGGCCGCAGTCAAGCGCATCACGCCGCGCACGCTGGCGCGCTGGCGCGCGTTCGCCAAGGCCGGCCACAAGTCCCGGCTCGCAGTCGATCGCGCCGCCGCCCGCCGCGGCACCGGCGTACTCGATCGGGCAAATGGCGGCGAGGTTCGCACCTATGTGCTGGCGCTGCTCGCCAAGCAGCCGCAACTGACCGCACATCACATCCGCGCGCTCGCGGCCGATCGCTTCCCGACCGTGCAGGTCGGTGGTCGGGTTCAGCCGCTGCCGCCGGTCCGCACATTTCAAAACGCCTTGAAGAGCTGGAAGGCGAGCTACCGTGTCGAGCTGGAATCGATCCGCAACCCGGACGGCTTCAAATCGACAATGCGCTTTGCGGCGCGCGTCGCGATGCCGGCGCAGCGCCTCAACGAAGTCTGGCAGATCGACGCATCGCCGGCGGATGTGCTGCTGATCGATGGCCGCCATACCATCTATGTCTGCCTCGACGTCTATTCGCGGCGGATGATCGCCACCGTCAGCAAGACGCCGCGCGCCTCTGCGGTCGGCCTGTTGATCCGCAAGGCGATCGTCATCTGGGGCGTGCCGGAGCGGATCAAGACGGACAATGGCTCGGACTTCGTCGCCCGGACCACACAGCGGCTGTTCGCGGCGCTCGGCATCGAGCACGAAACGTCCGCACCGTTCAGCCCCGAACAGAAGGGGCATGTCGAGCGCGCGATCGGCACGCTGCAGCGCGGCCTGATGCGCACGCTCGAAGGCTTCATCGGTCACAGCGTCGCCGACCGCAAGGTGATCGAAAATCGGAAAGCATTCTCGGCTCGGCTCGGCGAGACCGCAGAAGACATGTTCAAGGTCGCGCTCACGGCAGCCGATCTGCAGCAGCGCCTCGACGCCTGGTGCGCCGACGTCTACGGCAACGCGCCGCATGCCGGTCTCAAGGGCCAGACGCCGATCGCCGTCGCGGCGATGAGCCGCATCACGATCCGCCGGATCGAGGATCTGCGCGCGCTCGACATGCTGCTCGCGCCGGTCGCCGGCAAGAATGGCCTGCGCACCGTCACCAAGAGCGGGCTGCGCATTCACGACACGTACTACAGCGCGGGATTTCTCGGCCTCGATATCGGCCGCACCGTGCTGGTGCGCATGGACGAAGCCGACATGGGCCGCGCCTATGTGTTCGACCAGGACGGCGAGACCTATCTGGGCGAGGCGATCTCCCCCGAGCTGCTCGGCATCGACCCGGCTGCCGCCGCGCGCGCCGTGCGCGCCGAACAGAAGCAGATGGTCGACGACAGCATCGCGGACGCCAAGAGGGCTGCCCGCAAGATCAAGGCCAGCGACTTCGCCGGCGCGATCCACCGCCAGGCGCTGAAGGATGCCGGCACGCTGATCGAATTTCCGAAGCCGACCAGTGCGCACGACACGCCGTCACTCGCCGCCGCGCGCAGCGTCGCCGCCGCCGGCGTAACCAGCGCGCATTCCGACGCCGTCGCCGCGCTCGCCGAGCGGCTGCGCGCCGAGGATGCAGCGCGCGAGGCCGGGCCCGTCAACGTCCGTCCGTTGCGCAGCGTTGAGACTGCGCACCAGCGCTGGAACAGGGCGCGCGAGATCGAAGCGAAAATGGCCGCGGGCAGTTTTGTCGAGCCGGACGATGCGGTCTGGCTCGGCGGCTACCGCGAAGGTTCGGAGTATCGCGGCTTCAGAATGACTTACGGCGACGCCGAGGAGCAAGGCTTCGCCAGCGTTTAAGTATCAACCCGCTCACAAAGGTCAGGACATCATGAACACCAACGAACTCTCCACGAAAGGCCCAGTAGCACTGAAAAACGTCGCCGCCTTCATGAAGCTCACGATGCGGTTAGTCGACCGCGAGCCACAGGAGTCCGGTTTCGGCGTCTGCCATGGCTTCTCCGGCTACGGAAAAACGAAAGCCTCGATCTTCGCTCAGAACAGAACGGGCGCAATCCGGATCGAGGTCCGTGATAGTTGGACGCGGAAGACGTTGCTGACGTCGATCCTCAAAGAATTGATGGTCAAGCCGTCGAAAGGCGATACGATTCCCGATCTTTCCGCGCGGGCTATCCGCGCACTCGGCGAAGATGTCCGGCGGCCGCTGTTCGTCGATGAAGCCGATCGACTTGTCGACAAGCGCATGATCGAGCTTGTGCTCGAACTGCAAGAGTGTTCGGGCGTACCGGTCATTCTGATCGGCGAGGAAAATCTCCCGGATAAACTGGCGCGTGTCGAACGGGTCTATAGTCGTGTGCTTGATTGGTTCACGGCGCAGCCGTGCGACCTGGACGATACGCGCCAGCTCGCCAACGCTTTTGCGCCGGCGGTCAGCCTCACAGATGATCTGCTGGATGAAATCCGACGCAAGTCCGGCGGGCGCGCCAGAAGGATCATCAACAATCTCGGTTACGCGAAAGAGATCGCGCGCAACAACAACGTCGCAACGCTTGATCGCGCGACGTGGGGCTTCCACGCCTACGATACCGGCACTGCGCCGAAGACGAGGAGCGCGCAGGCGATCGAGGAAAATATCGCGAGGTCGGCATGAACGGTCGAAGAACCGCGAACCTCGTGTTCCGTATTCCGCTTTCTGGCCCCGAGATCTGGAGGGCGATCTGTCAGGTCGCCGATCCGCAATCGAAAACATTCACAGCGGAAGACGTCGCGAAGTACTGCGAGACTGCGAGCACAGTCATCAGTGACTATCTGCGAACGCTGGCCAAAAGGGGAATGGTATCGAGAGTCACGTCGCGCGGGACCAAATTTGTAATCACCCGCGATGACACCGCGCCGCCGTTCAATCCGGAGCTGCAACAGCTTTGGACCACCATGCGGACCGTCCAATCCTTCACGGCGGAAGAGCTTGCCTACGATTCAAGCACGCCGGACTGTTCCGTTTCATCGGCCATCGCCGAAAACTACATCAATCGCCTGATTGCATCTGGCTACGTCGTTCAAAACAAGCGGCGTGTTGGAGCGAACTCGGTCGCGGTCTACCGACTGAAGCCCGCCATGAACAGCGGCCCGATGGCGCCGACCATCGTGGCACTTTCAGATGTCGTGTTCGACCTCAATACCTGCACGGCCAACCTCGTTGAGGCCAGAGTCGTAGTTGGCCATTCGCGACTCTCGGAGGGGCGGATATGAGCCGTCGAAAAGACGATTACCTCACCAAAGCGCGCGCCGCCTGGGGCGACCATCTGCCCGACTGGATCGAGGAGTTAGCAAAAGAGGCCAACCGCATCACCGGGGGGAAGATAGCCAAACGTCTTGGCTATTCTGCCGGGGTTGTGAGTCTCGTACTCTCGCGCTCCTACATGGGAGATCTCGAAAGTGTCGAGGCCGCGGTACGCGGCGCGCTGATGGGCTCCACGGTTGTCTGCCCGGTCATCGGCGAGATTGGCCGCGATCAGTGCCTCGAACACCAGAAGCTCGGCAACACCGGGGCCTCCGCGATCCGGGCCGCCATCGCGCGCGAATGCCGCAGTGGTCGCTGTGAACACTCCCGTCTCAAACCCAAGGTGTGACCATGCTCAGTCATGACCTGCGCGACCTTTACACAACCTTCGCCGGCTGGCTTCGCGGCGATGGCGACGCCTTCACGATCGAGGCCGCGAAGGGCTTCGAACGCAAGCTGAAACACGGCGCCGCCAAGGCGGCATTGCTCGAACTCGGCGTCGATCCGCATGTGTTCGATACCGACGTGCCGATCGAGGATGTTCTGCCGAGCGCCGAGCTGATCGCCTTTCCGGCGCAGCCCATCGTGCGGCGGGCCGAGCCGAACGGGAGCGCCCGATGAGCGCCGCCCCCGACATGCTGCAGCGGCCGAGCTTCGCCGACCAGGTCGCGGCCGTCGAAGCGATCGAGGTCGCACAACGCATCGTCACGCGCGGCACGCGCCGCGCCGCGCTCGGAGTCTCGACGGTCGAAACCGTCGCGATGGCGCACCGGCTGCTTGCTCTCGAAACTCTGGCGGCGATCACCTTCGACATGCTCGCGCAGTGCCAGGGCGCCGCCGAGGTCGCTCCCGCGCAGCGCGATCAGCTGCGCCTCGTCACGCTGCAGCACATCGGCGACGTCGCCGCCCAGCTCGAACGACTCGGCTACGCCGCCGCGCCTTCCACCACCACCGAAGCATCCCCAAAGGAGTCTTAGAAATGGCCCCCAAGAAGTCGAAAGCCAACCCCGTTCCGCAGGATCGCGCCCAGGCCAGCAAGGCGCTGGCCGAGTTCGCCGCGATCGAGCGCGAGATCGATCAGCTCGAAATCGAGATGAATGGCCTGATCGCCGAGGTCAAGAAGGACTACTTCGACAGAGCGTTGCCGCTGCGCCAGAAGGCGGATGTACTTGAAGAAGGCCTGCAGACGTATTGCGAGGCCAATCGCGACGATCTCACCAAGGGCCGCAAATCAAAAACCGTCAGCTTCGGCGTCGGCAAGGTTGAGTGGCGTATCCAGCCCAAGAAGGTGGTGATCAACGGCAAGGAAGAGACGCTCGTCGACTACATCCGCCACTCCGAAGACGACGACCTCAAGAAATTCATCCGTGCGACGTTCGAACTCAACCGGGTCGAAGTGCTGCGCCATCCGGATGAGCTCGCCAAGCTGCCCGGTGTCGAGATCGCCGATAGCTACGAGACGTTCCAGATCAAGCCCGACAGCGCCAAGATCCCGGACGACCTTCCGGCCGAGGCGGCGCAATGAGCGCCGCGGCGGGACTGACGCCGCGGATGCGCGATTGTCTGGCGGCGATCGAGGCGTACATCGCCGAGCAGAAGTGCTCGCCCTCGATCGAGGATCTGCGCATCCAGCTCGGCCTCAGCTCGAAGGGACGGGTCAGCGTCATCGTCCAGGCGCTGCAGCAGCGCGGCCATATCAGCTTTCAGCCGCGCCTCAGCCGCACCATCACGCTGACGCCGAGGGCGCCGGGCAAATTGCCCGACGACATCGAAGCGAAGCTGCGCCGCTACTGCGCGTCGACCGGCGACGATCCGGGCGACGTCGTCGTCGACGCCGTCGTGCTGTGCCCATGAAACTCTCGACCCGCAATTCCACCAGTTCGATGATCGCCGTCATCCACACCCTCAAGGCCAAGGCTGGCCTCGACGACGACAACTATCGCGCCTTGCTGATGCAGCACACCGGCCGGCGCAGCGCCAGGGATCTGAGCGTGACGCAAGCCGGCCGCGTCATCGACCGGCTGCGCGAACTGACCGGCGAGACCGGTCTGGCGCGCGGCGCGGTCTCGGGCCTCGACAGCGCGGTCGGGGCCAAGCTTCGCGCGCTGTGGATCGCCGGCCATGATCTCGGTGTGGTGCGCGACCGCTCCGATCGGGCGATGCTCGGTTTCCTCGAGCGACAGACCGGCGTCGCGCATACCCGCTTTCTCAAAGACGCCGGCGCCGGCGCATCCGCGATCGACGGCCTGCGCGCCTGGCTGGCACGGGCCGCGAAGGTCGACTGGCCGGCCGATCGCCGCGACGTGATCGCGGCCAAGCGCGCGGTGCTGACCGCGCAGTGGCTGCGGCTGATCGCACTGAAGTCCGTGCATCCGGTCCGGTCCGATCAGCCGCTCGCCGATCTCGACAGCTACGCCTTCAAGGTCGGCGGCGCCAACGGCTGGTGTTACCTCGACGCCCCCAAGCTCGACGAGGTGCAGGGGGCGCTCGGCCGCAAGCTGCGGCGCGCGCTCGAACAACAGCAACCTTCCACCGAGGGATGACGCAAATGGCCGGCGCTGACGCGAGGATGCAGAAGCTTCTGAAAGAGCTGAAGCCACTCACCGAATACGAACGCCGCCTGCGCCTGATCGCGCTGGCGGATCAGTACGGCTCCGGCTTCGCCTGGGCGGTGAAGTCGGAGTTCGAGAAGGCCAACCAGCGGAGGGCCACGTCATGACCGGCCGCCGGCTCCGGATCTCCGACCACGCCCTGCTGCGCATCCTGCGGCACGCCGGCGGCGTCGACGTCGAAACGCTGCGCGCGGCGGTCGCCATGGCGCTCGCCCGTTCGGTCGAGCGGGCCGAGCTGATCGGCGAAAAGGACTTCGTCATCGTGTCGGACGGCCTGCGCTACGTGGTGTCGGGCAACACGCTCGTCACCGTCACCGAGGCGCCGAAGCGATGACCAAGGCGCTGCCCGCGGTGCTGCAGGAGATTGCGGAGGTCGCGGGCGAAGCCGCGGCCCTCAAGATCGCCGCGCAGTATGGCGGCAAGCGCGTGTATTTTCCGGCCGCGCCGGCTCCCGCTGCGCACTGGCTGGTGGAATGCGTCGGCTGGGACGCGGCCAATAAGATTTGCGCTCACTTCGCCGACCGCAAATGCGGCCTGCGGATCGAGATCCCGCTTCATGTCGGCGGCACCTACCGGCAGTTTCTGCGCTCGATTTCCGAGCGCGTGCACGCGCTGGACGGCGATGGTTTGTCGTCCGGCCAAATTGCCGGTAAGCTCGGACTGACACAGCGCACGGTGCACCGCCATCGCAGGCGTCATCGTGGCGGCGGGAACGACGATCAGGGATCGTTGTTCTAGCGGCGATTAGTCCCGTTTCACGGGAAACGGCCTGACAGCTGTCAGGGTCAGCAATTTCGGGAAGAATTTGGCACACACGGGAAGCCTACTGACATCTGTCAGGTTTCATCCCGGAGCCGAATCGTGCAGCCCGACTTCACCAAATGCATGCCGATCATCCTCCGCTACGAGGGTGGTTATTCCAACCATCGACGCGATCCCGGCGGCGTCACCCTCGAAGGCGTCATTCAGCGCGTCTATGACGGCTATCGCGCGCGCAAGGGCCTGCCGCAGCGGCCGCTGACCGCCGACATGCGGCGCACGCCGGAGTGGATCGCCGAGCGCAACGATATCTATCGGCTGCAATACTGGAATGCGATCCGCGGCGACGAGCTGCCCGAAGGCGTCGATCTTTTCCTGTTCGACGCCGCCGTCAACTCCGGCCCGTTCCAGGCCGTGAAGTGGCTTCAACGCGCCTTGAAACTCAACCTCGTCGACGGTCACCTCGGCGAAGGCACGATGGCGGCGCTGCATGCGCACCCCGATCATGACGCGCTGATCGCCGACATGGCGTCGCGCCGGCTCGGCATGCTGAAGCAGCTCAACACGTGGGGCACCTTCGGCGAAGGCTGGGCGGCGCGCGTGGCGAGCTGCAAGAGGATCGCGCAGGCCTGGGCGGACGGCTCGGTCGGGCCGCAGCCGGCCGCCGTGCACCTGATCGGCGGCGACGCCAAGGCCTATGCGAGCGACGTCGCGCAGCCCGCGGTCGACGCCGGCAATTCGGTCAAGGGCGGGCTCGGCGGCACCACAATCGCCGCAGTGCTCGACGGCGCCAAGGAGCAGCTCGCTCCGCTGGTCGGCTCGTCCGAACTGGTGGGCAAGATCTTCACCGCGCTCACGCTGCTGTCCGTCGTCGTCGGTGTCGGCGCCTTCGGCTATGCGCTGTGGTCGGCGCACAAGACCAAGCGGGCGCAGCGCGCGATCGACGGCGACCTCAAGGCCGACGTGCCCGAAGGACAGCCGGCATGATCACGCGCTTTCTCAGCGACGTCGGCGACCTGATCAAGAATGTCACCGCGGATCTGTTCTGGAATTTCGTCACCTCGACGCCGGTGCTGGTGGCGCTCGGCGTCGTAATGCTGGCCGCGGCTTTTGTGGCGCATCTGCCGCTGATCGGCCGGCTGGTGCCGGCGGTGAACACCTATCAGCGGTTCGCCGACATCGTGGAGATCGTCGCGGCGGCCGTCCTGATGTTCCTGATCGGCTTCAGCGTCGCCGATCAGCGCGCCGAACTGGCGCGGGTCAAGGACGAACTCACCTTCAAGACGTTTCAGCTCGAAAGCGCGGCCGCCACGGCGGCCGATGCGGAGCGTTTGCGCAAGGGCGCCGAGGCGGAGACCGCCGCGGCCAAGGGGAAGCTCGATGACTACTGCAAAACATTCGGCTGCGGCGACGACCGCAAGGTCGCGGCGGCGAAGGGTGTTCGCGTCGTGCGCAAGTGCGTTCCTCCTCCCGGCTATTTCGAGTGGTTGCGTCAGCTCCAGCGGCGCGGCGCCGCCGCCGGCCGGGCGTAACGGCGTGATGCTGACCCGCGACTGCGAGACTCTGGCGCGCAATGTCGACGATCCCGCGCTCGGCAAGAAGCCCGACCCGTGGCGGGTGATCGGCAAATACGCCGTCGCGCTCGGCGAGGCCAACGGCAACCTCGATGCGACGCGCGCGTGCCAGGCCGGCCAGCGCGAGCGCCTGGCCAAGGGGAAGTAGCACGATGCAGGTTGACCTTTCCGAGCTTGCGCCGTGGGCCGCGATCGCGCTGTCGGGCACCGCGCTGTGGCGCTCGATCTATTCGGGCCGTTCGAAGGCGACGGATGAGAAGTTCAAGGAGCACCAGACCTGGATCGAGAGCAAGGCCTCGAAGGAAACGGTCCAGGTGCTGCAGGCAAGGGTCGATATTGTCGAGGACAAGGTCACCGTCGTCGAGAACGAGCTGAAGCACCTGCCCAATCACCAGACCGTGCAGCACCTCGAAGGCATGATCGGGCGGCTCAGTGGCGAGGTCGGCGTGCTGTCCGAACGCATCAGGCCGGTGGCGGCAATCGCCGACCGGCTGCAGGAAAAGATTTTGGAATCGGTGGAGATCAGTCGATGAGCCGGGACATTATTCGCGAGGAGGCGCGGCTGATCATGGTGCGCGAGCTACACGCGCAGACCAACTACGCGCTGAACGATGCGCTGCTGCAGCAGGTGCTGGAAAGCTTCGGCATCGCCCGGTCGCGCGACTGGGTGCGCGAGGAGATCGGCTATCTCGACAACGTCGGCGCCGTCACCCGGGTGTCGGCCGGCAGCGTCGTGGTCGCCATGCTCACCGCCAAGGGCGTCGAGCATGTCGAGCGCCGGCTCGTGATCGAGGGCGTGAAGCGGCCGTCGCCGCCGGAGAGCTGATCCGATGGCGGCGGGGCGAGGACCGAAAGCGAAGCGCGGCCGGCTGTCCGAACTCGACAAGCTGCCGGAGTGGGCCGACGAGGCCAAGCTGTGGGCGTTCGAGCAGCTGAAAGAGCGCAAGCTCACCCAGCTCGACATTCTCGACGGCTTCAACGGCCGCTTGAAGGTGGCGGCGTTCGAACAGGGCATCACCGATCCGCCGGTGATCTCGCGTTCGGCGTTCAACCGCACCGCAATCCGCATCGCCGTGCTGTCGCGCCGGCTGGAGGAGACACGCGAGATCGCCGCGGTGATCGCGCCGAAGCTAGACGAGGCCGGTGACAACTCGCTGACGCTGATGGTGGCCGAGACGCTGAAGACCCTGATCAGCGAGATGCTCGGCAACGCCGGCGAGCTGCAGGCCGACGGCGACACCGCCGAGATGCTGATGATGACCGCTCGCGCGCTCGCCGCTGCCGAGACCGCGAAGCGCATCAGCTCCGACGGTCGCCGCAAGATCGAGGCCGAGTTGAACAGCAAGGCATCGAAGGCGATCGATCAGGTCGCCAAGACCAAGGGACTCACCGCCGAGACCGTCGACGCCATCAAGGCGAAGATCCTCGGCATCGACACCAAACCGAAGCAGGAGATCTGAGATGGCCGAATATTTCGTGATCGATCCTGAGAACAACACCTCGTTCCCGAACGTCGACAATGCGGATCGTGCCGAGGTCTTCACTGATCTCGACAAAGCTAAGGCTCGGGCGGAGGAACTCGCCGCGGGACACCCCGGCGACGTCTACACCGTCGCCAAGTCGATCTTCATCTCGGTCAGCGAAGTGAAGGCGCCGAAGACGAGCAAGGCTCCGTAATAGTAGCAACCGATACGGAGTCAGGACCGTGCCCGATTTTCCCGAACTCGCCATCTCAGTGCGCCAGCCATGGGCCTGGGCGCTGATCCACGCCGGCAAAACCCACGAGAACCGTTCGGCTGGCGCGCTCAAGTGGATGGTGCCGCTGACCGGGCGGCGCGCGATCCATGCTTCGAAAGGCATGACGCGCGAGAAATACGAGGAGGCGCGCGACTTCATGGCGTCGGAACTCGGCATTGTGTGCCCGGCGCCGGCCGACCTCAAGCGCGGCGGCATCATCGGTTCAGTGATGATCACTGGCGTTGTGAACAGAAGCGAGAGCCCGTGGTTCTTCGGCCCGCGCGGGCTGGTGATCGAAGATCCGCAGCCGTGCGATTTCATCCCGTCCGCCGGCGCGCTCGGCTATTTCAAATGGAAGCCGGCCGACGCCTCGATCGTGCCGCCGCCGGCGCGATGGATGCTGCCGGCGACCGATCGCCTTCCGCAAGGGCTGCAGTTCGACATGATATGGCCCGATCCGCGAGCGGACTGCCCAACGTGTAAAGGCAACCCGTATTGGGGAAAGACCCTCAGTAGCTGGGAACGATGCGCCTGCGTGAAGAAGGCCGTCCAATGATCGGGCCTGACGCCACCTCCGATCACCTGCCGGAAGGGCTGCAGTTCGGCGGCGAACTGCCGCCCGACCTCGACCCGCTGGCCGAGGGCATCCTGATGAAGCATCAACGGGAGTGGCTCGAAGACGACAGCGATCTCAAGCTCGGCGAGAAAGGACGGCGCACCGGCATCACCTTCGCCGAAGCGCTGGACGATGCGCTGCTCGCCGCGAAGGCCCGCTCGGCGGGCGGCATGAACGTGTTCTACATCGGCGACACCAAGGACAAGGGCCGCGAGTTCGTCGGCTACGTCGCTCACTTCGCGCGCATCGTCGGCGGCGAGCTGGTGTCGATCGAAGAGTACATGTTCGAGGATCAGCAAGCGGACGGCTCGACCCGGCTGATCTCGGCCTTCCGGGTGCAGTTCGCATCCGGTTTCAGGGTCGAGGCGCTGTCGTCGCGGCCGGAAAACATCCGCGGCCTTCAGGGCAAGGTGGTGATCGACGAGGCGGCGTTTCACAAGAACGTCCGCGAAGTGCTGGACGCCGTCAACGCGCTCTTGATCTGGGGCGGCAAGATCGTGGTGATCTCGACCCACAACGGCGTGCTCAACCCGTTCAACGAACTGATCCTCGAAGCGAAGGCCGGCAAGGTCCCCTTCAAGCTGCATTTCATCCCGTTTCAAAAGGCGATCGACAACGGCTTGTATCGCCGCGTTTGCCTGCAGCAGCGCAAGACCTGGACGAAGGACGGCGAGATCGAGTGGGAGCGCACGATCCGCTCGTCCTACGGTGTCCGCACCTCGGCGATGCAGCAGGAACTCGACTGCATCCCCGCGGAGTCCGAGGGCGCAGCGCTGACCCGCGTGCAAATCGAATCCTGCATGGCGGCGGATATTCCGATCGTCCGCTGGGTGTTGCCGGATTCGTTCAAGAACGAGCCGGAAGAGGCCCGCAAGGCGGCGGCGAAGGATTTCTGCGACCGCGAGCTGCAGCCGATTCTGGAGAAGCTCGATCCGAACCTGCGCCACGTCTTCGGCGAGGACTTCGCCCGCACCGGCGACGCGGCCGACACGCTGGTGTTGGAGATCGGCAGCGACCTCACGCGCCGCGCCGTGCTGCTGCTGGAACTGCGCAACGTTCCGTTCGATCAGCAGCGCGACGTGCTGTTCTACGTGATCGACCGCCTGCCGCGGCGCGGCGGCCGGCTCGATGCCACCGGCAACGGCGCCTACATCGCCGAAGCCGCGGCGCTGCGCTACGGCGCCTGCGTCGTCGAGGTGAAGCTATCGGCCGAATGGTACAGGCTCAACTCGCCGCCCTATATCGAGGCATTCAGCGACCGCACCGTGCTGCTGCCGAAACACGACGATGTGCTGCGCGATCACCAGGCGCTGTCCTACGTCGGCGGCGTCATCAAGGTTCCGGATAACTACCGGTTCAAGGGCACCGACGGATTCCCGCGGCACGGCGACTCCGCGATCGCCGGCATTCTCGCCTATGCGGCGTCGCGCGCGGACTATTGGGAGGCCGGCTATCGCTCGCCGTCCACCGATGGCGCGCGCGACGACGGCCCGTCCGACGATGACGAGGCGCGCGACTGGTGGCGGCAGCCGCTCGGTGCCGGACTGAGAGGTGGACTGTGAAGAAGCCTGTTCGAAAGAGCGCTGCACCGAAGCCGGCGAAGCGGACCAAGCTTGACGAAGCCGCAATCGCGATCTGTCAGCGCGTCTATGCCGGGGGCAAGTGCGCATGCGTCAAGGGCACGCTTCCGGTTTGTAACAACATGCACTCCGCGGCTGTCGCCGCCGGCGCGGTGCTGGCGCCTGACCTCACGCAGCAACTCGTCGACGAGTTTCACGGGCGATCGAAGGGACGCAAATAAATGGCCGACGCCCCGATCCTCTACGGTCCCGATGGTCAGCCGATCCGGCGCGAGGTGCTGACGGCCGAGATCGCCGGGCCGACGATCACCGGCGTGCGCTCGCCGTTCTCGGACTATCCGGCCGACGGGCTCAATCCGCGCCGGCTGGCGTCGATCCTGCGCGAGGCCGACGCCGGCGATCCCGTGCGCTACTTCGAATTGTGCGAGCAGATCGAGGAGCGCGATGCGCATTATCTCGGCGTGCTCGGCACCCGCAAGCGATCGGTCGCGCAGCTCGACATCACGGTCGAGGCCGCAAGCGATACGCCCGAGGCGAAGGCGCACGCCGACATGATCGAGTCCTGGCTCGGCCGCGACGAGCTGCAGGGCGAGCTGTTCGATATCCTGGATGCGATCGGAAAGGGCTGGAGCTTCACCGAGATCATCTGGGACACCTCAGAAGGCCAGTGGATGCCGACGCGGCTGGAGCGTCGCGATCAACGCTGGTTCAAGCCCGATATCCGCGACGGCGTCACGCCGCTGCTGCGCGTCGACGCCAATCAGGACACGTTCGCTCAAGGCCTCCCGCCGCCCGGACCGAACGGCGCCGGCTACACGCCGCTGCCAACCTTCAAGTTCATCACCGCGGCGATCCGCGCCAAGTCGGGGCTGCCGGTGCGCAGCGGCCTCGGCCGGGTGGCGTCGTGGCACTGGATGTTCAAAGCTTTCACCCAGCGCGACTGGGCGATCTTCGCGCAGGTCTACGGCCAGCCCATGCGCGTCGGCAAATATCCGGCCGGCTCGTCTGAAAAGGATAAGGACACGCTGTTCCGCGCTGTCGCCAACATCGCTGGCGACTGCGCGGCGATCATTCCGGAATCGATGCTGATCGAGTTTGTCCGCAACGAGGGCTTCAACGCTACCGGCGATCTTTATGTGAAGCGCGTCGACTGGCTCGATCAGCAGATGTCAAAGGCGGTTCTGGGACAGACCGCCACCACGGATGCGATTGCCGGCGGCCACGCGGTCGGCCAGGAGCATCGCTCGGTGCAGGAGGACATCGAGCGCGCCGACGCCAAGGCGCTGTCGTCGATCCTCAACCGCGACCTCGTGCAGACGTGGGTCCAGCTCGAACACGGGCCGCAGAAGGCCTATCCGCGGCTGCGCATCGGCCGGCCGGAAAGCAAGAACGTCACGCAGATTCTCGACGGGATCAGCCGCGGTGTGCCGATGGGCATGCAGGTCGAGCGGTCCTGGATGAACGATCTACTCGGCGTTCCGGTGCCGAGCCCAAGCAAGGACGGCCGCATGCCGGAGCTGCTCACGGCGCCGGCGACGGCGTCGCCGTTCGGATCGATGTTTCCTTCGGCGTCGCCGCAGCAGCGCGCGCTTGCAGCCGCCGAGATGGCGCTGCACGACGTGCGCGACCCGATCGCCACGCTGTCCGACCAGGCGGCGAAGCTGTGCGCGCCGGGCAGCGACGCGCTGGTCGACGAGGTGCGCGCGGTGATCGAAAGCTCGACCTCGCTGCAGCAGGTGCAGGACAAGCTGCGCGCGCTGAAGCCCGGCGCCGCCGAAGCGCAGATGGCCGGGCTGATGCGGATGGCGCGGGTGATTGCGAACCTGACTGGCCGCGCCAGCATTCCCGATGCTTAGAGGATTCGGCACCGCGAACGCGTGTAGTTGCTGCGGCGGCGTCATCACCTCGCTGCAAGCGAAGGTGATGCCGTTCTCGCTCGCCCCGGTCGAGGCGATCGACTTCCTCCGCCGCAAGGTCAACGTTCCGACCGCGACCTGGACCGATCTGTGGGAAACCGAGCATTCAGCCGCCTTCACCGTCGCCGGCGCGCAGACCGACGCGCTGGTGAAGGACTTCCACGAGGCGGTGCAGAGCTTCATCGACGACGGCCTGACGATCGAGGATTTCCGCCGCGACTTCGACCGCATCGTCGAGGACCACGGCTGGGACTACAACGGCTCGCGCGGCTGGCGGTCGCGCGTGATCTTCGACACCAACGTCTCGACCGCCTATGCGGCCGGCCGCTGGGAACAGATCCAGCGCGTCAAGCGCACCCGGCCGTATCTGCGCTACGTCCATCTCGAAGGGCAGCAGAACCCGCGGCCGCAGCATCAGGCCTGGCACGGGCTGATCCTGCCGGTCGACGATCCGTGGTGGCTCACGCACTACCCGCCGAACGGGTGGTTCTGCCATTGCACAGTGATGAGCGTCTCGGACAGCGACCTCGGCCGCTACGGCTGGAGCGTCGTCGACCAGGCGCCCGAGACCGTGATGGTCGAGCGGCAGGTGCGGCAGTCTGACGGCAGCATCCGCACGATCTTTGTGCCTGACGGAATCGACCCCGGCTTCGCCTATCGGCCCGGCGAGATGCCAAACTTTTCCGGAGAGGAGGAGTGATCGATCGACGTGATTCGTCTCCCGTCAGTGGCGGGGGACACAGCGCGCAAACGCTGAGTGCCGCGGGCCCATCCTGGCAGACTGACCCGCCCGACGATGACTACCGTTCTCGCCGACCCGCCGCTGCTGCACAGGGACTGCACAGCAGCGCGACCGTAGGCAGACCGGAGCGGTTTGACGATATGAGTTCGAAGGTTGTCTACAGGCCCGTGGCGCCGACGCGCCCGGCGGCCGGATACATCGGTGGCAAGAAACAATTGGCAAAGACGATCATTGCCGAGATCGAGCGGATTCCGCACGAGACCTATGCCGAGCCGTTCGTCGGCATGGGCGGCGTGTTCCTGCGGCGTCGCCTGGCCGCGCGGGCCGAGGTGATCAACGATCGCTCAGGCGATGTCGCGACGTTCTTCCGCGTGCTGCAACGGCATTACGTGCCGTTGATGGATATGCTGCGCTGGCAGTTCACCGGGCGGCAGGAGTTCGAGCGGCTGAAGGCTTCGCCGCCGGCGACGCTCACGGATCTCGAACGCGCGGTGCGGTTTCTCTATCTGCAGCGCACGGCCTTCGGCGGCAAGGTCTCGGGCCGCAACTTCGGCGTCGATGTGCGCGCCGCTCGGTTCAATGTGGCCAAGCTGGCGCCGATGCTCGACGATCTGCATGCGAGGCTCGCCGGCGTGACGATCGAGTGCCTGCCATGGGCCGACTTCATCGCGCGCTACGATCGACCGACGACGCTGTTCTATCTCGATCCGCCGTATTTTGGCAGCGAGGACGATTATGGTCGGGGCCTGTTCGCACGCGCTGAATACGAGCGGATGGCGGAGGTTTTAAGCGGGCTTCAAGGCCGGTTCATTCTGTCGATCAACGACGTTCCGGAGATCCGAAAGGCCTTCGCTCGGTTCGCCTTGAAGCCGGTGTCCTTGTCCTATTCGCTGCCGGGCAACGGTAAGGCGCACGCGGCCCGGGAATTGATCATCACCGGGCGGCGAAAGCGGGCCGTTGCGGGCCGCTCGGCGAGGCATTGAATGGCGCTGGAACAGCGGTTCAAGCGGCGGCTGGAATGCGGGATTGCGGGGCCTTCCCGATTCCCAGTTCCGATTCCCAGTTCGACGCGGGGGTGTTTCGAGAGAATCCCGGAAGTCCGCGCCGTTCGGGCATTTCCGCAAATCCGTCGAACTGGGAATCGATCCGGCGCCGGGCGGGTTTCCTTTCCCAGTTCGCCGACGACTTCTCGGAAAACCGGGCCTTTCTCGGATCACCACCGGCGGCCGGTGCCATTCGAATTGGCGCGGCGTCTCGCTCGGTAGGTTCGCCTAGAGTGCGCTCAATCCATTGAAAGTGCTGACGATCTCATGTTCTTCCGGGAAGTTCTGGGCAATCCCGTAAGTGCCATACGAACTGGCGCGTCACACGCCGCGCTCATGCGGGCTACGAGTCTGGACCATTGCTGGCAAGAGTTTTTCCGCTAGACTTCCTCCGGCTGGGAAGGAGCGGAGTGATGAAGGCATCGAAGTTTGCCGAGGTGCAGATCGCTTTCGTTCTGCGGCAGGCGGAGGTTGGTACGCCGATTGCGGAGATGCCGAAGGCGGGGATCAGCCAGGCGACGTATTTAGGTCCGCGACGATCCGCTTAG